GAATCGGCTCCGAGGAACGTACGCGATAGAGGTTTAAGCGAGTTCCTCCGATTCTCATCGAGAAGATGCGCGGCAAGAAAAGTGTCGAAGTGGGAGTAAGTTTTAACTCCACGGGACATCAACCATTGAGCGTCAAACTTAATGTTGTGTCCAACCATTCTTTTCTTCTCGAGTGCCACGTTGAGTGCTTCGTACACCAACTTGATAGGAATATCCCACTCTTGTTCTTCGTGTTCGAGTGCAATAGTGTAAGAAGTTCCCGGCTCCCAAGTAAATGCGACGGTTTCCAGTATACCATCGGGAGCCCATGGTTGAAGAGCCCCTTCTTCACGCCTATTAACTGCTGAAGTCTCCACATCATAGGCAACGGGCGTATCCACAGGAGCCAGCTTATCAAGGAATCTACCAAGAGCTTTTGCATTCTTGATGATGTAAACCTTGGTCTTGGGTTTATTAACTTCACCCGATTCGATCCTGGATATGGCTTGGATATCTGAGTCGAAGTCATTGTCAAGTGCCGGATTCCTCAGTGTCGCCGCTGGATGGAAAGTTGGTAGGTATTTCCTCCCGTCTTTCTCGATGATTGCACCACGCTTACGAGTAATCCCGGAAGTCTGAAGTAACCCGAGAAGGGCCACATTCCCCAATGGAACGACCAGCTCAGGTTGAACCGTTTCCAGCTCAGCTTGCATGAAACCGCTACACGCTTTGATTTCTGTCCGTGTAGGTGTTCTGTTATCAGGTGGACGGCACCGAACGGTATTGGTGATGTAAATATCTTCTCTTCGTAGCCCAGCTCTGGCAAGCGCTTGATCGAGCCTCTTACCCGCTGATCCACTAAAGGGCTTAGATATCTCGTCTTCTCTAAGACCTGGAGCTTCTCCAACGATCATCACCTTTGCTGGTACGGGACCATCGCCCATGAGGCAGACAGTTTGTGCTTCCTTGTGGAGTGGACAGAGGGTACAGTTCTCGTCGCGGAACGTATCCCAGATTAGTTCCTTGGCCTGTGGATTAAGTGCCACGTTCAATCAGTGCTTGCTTCAGATAAACAACCAAGTCGAGTGCTTCCTGGTATGCGTCCACTAGGGGATCACGTCCGTTGAAAACTTGCAGAGGCGTACCATATCTCTGCATTCCCACCTTCCGACGTTCGTGCATATCCTCAATGACTTCCATCCACATGTCTCCATCGCCCTCCTGTGGGGGCGGTTGATCAGTTATGTTGGTCAACGGTAACACCTGCTGCTTCAAGTAGTTCTATGCCCCTGGGATCTCTGTAGGGGGTATCAAAACAGACTCTAACAATTCCTGCGTTGATAATGAGCTTGGCACAATCATAGCAGGGACTATGCGTTGTATAGATTGTAGCGCCATCCGTAGATGCGCCAGCTCGTGCTGCAAAGCCGATAGCGTTTGCCTCAGCATGGACAGTTCGTGTGCATCCTCCATTTCTGCCCAATTCGCATCCGACATCCGTGCAATGAGGTTGTCCAGCAGGCGCTCCGACGTACCCAGCCGAGATAGCCCGCCCATCGCGAGAAATGACAGCTCCGACCTGAGCTCTGAGACAAGTGCCTCGAAGCGAATATACTGTGGCGAGTCGGATTCCGAGCTCATCTCTACTGGGTCTTTCCAAGAAGGACGGCGGTGTCGACTTCTGCTCTAACACGGGACCTCTCTGCTGAGAATATGTGAAGTGACGAGATATGCATAACTAATCGACTAGGCTTTACTCCCACTGCTTCTGAAACCCATTGACACAACCGAGCGGCCATGTAAACGTCATCTCGAAAGTGACGGTAGAAATCACATGACCGGATGTAGTAAGTTACCTTCATCTTGTCTCCCCTGATCAAGAAGTGATAACCTAACGTACAAGGAACCCTAACCGAGAGTTGCGACGCCGCATAGATATCCTCAGGATACCATATAGGTAGGTAAGCTTGTCGAGTACTAGGGCGCTCCGAGAGTAGGTCAACGAGATCGTTGAGGTTCCCAAAGTTGTATCGTATTCCCGTGAGACTACGCGGAGGCCAGATCCTCTCGGGGTACGTATGCGAAAACTGCTGCTGCTCGTCGGTATGATCAGTGTTACCCCGTTGAGCGAACGGCCACCGAACATGTGATGGAGGCGGATTATAAGGAATTCCGGATACGCGTTCCGTGAAGTGTTCTTCCGCCCAAGGAAGATTTGGTCTAACGCTCTTCTGGAGATCTCCAACGTCCTCGGGAATGTAGTATTCAAAGCTCACATCCTCAACTTCAATCGTCTGTAACTGAGGCAGCTCTGGATCTCGCATCGCTTGCCATTCGCCGACGTTGACATCCGGCGCATCGGCAAGATCATTCGTCAACTCCCAGATTAAAGATTCGAAGAAGTCGGGGAGCACCGTCCGTAATGGCGTCAAGCGGGCACCTCGATTAGCGTGGGGGATATCCCTAGGTCAACTGGGGCCTTTCCTTTACTGCCGACTAGGACTAGACTCTGTGCCTCGCGAAGTGTTCTCTTAGGGGCAATCTTGCGACTGTGCTCGTAGCCCTTGAGAACCCATTCGTCCACAGGGAGTGTGCGGAAAACTCCAGCTTGAACGTTCCGCATCTTGGTCCGCATTCTGTTGGCAGCTCTCCACTTGAGTTCTGGCGCATCATTGGAGATGTAATCCTGGTAGTACCGAATGCTCTCACCAATCCGGTTATCTCTTGCTGCGTACTCGTCCAACAAACCCCGATACTCGAGATTGTGGAGAACCTCGACCATCTTGATAATGAAGTTGGAACAGTGGATAACTACTTTGATGTCGGACTGCTCAACCCCCATTCTTTCTGCAAGTTTCTTAGCCACGAAGTGCAGGAGTGCGTAATCAGCGACTCCAGAGAATCCAAGTGACTGAGCTCTTGTGTAGAGAGTAAGAGTAGCGGGTTTTGGTTGTCTCCTGAAAGAAAGACCGAGTAGACAGTTTCCCCACTGCTTGACCGCTTTCTTTCCACTGAAATTAGGAGCGACCGGCTTGAAGAGATAGAGGCTGTCATAGCTTCGTACGTTCATGGCATTGTCCACCCAGGCGTGGAGCTTACCAACGTCCTCCTCTGACTTGCCTACGTACATCCCCGTGAACTTGCTCATCTTGGTAATGGTCAGTCCGAGTGCTCCCAGATCGTAGTCGAACACGGCCGACTTTGCTGAGATCTTATTTCCGAATGAATGGATGATGTTCCGCTGGTAGTAGTCGATCACTCCAGGCTTATCGTCAAGCATAGAGAAGAAGCAATACTCCCACGCGGCCTTTATATCAGGAAGTGTCTTAACTAACATCAATCAAAACCGGCAGCCCTTCTGCGTCGTTCATCGACGCGACTACATTGTTTCTCAACTAATGCGATGAATTCCGTCGGCTTGATGATGCCTACTGCGAACATCAACTGTACTACTGTGGCGATTTCAGACCATCTGACAGTATCTTCCCCATACTGCATGACGAGCTTGCTTCTCACGTCGAGAGATTCTGCGCTGTCGCCATAGTCCGAGATGGGCATAGGTAGTTTACTACCCAACTTCCACCGGCCCTTCATTCGTGTCCACGACTAGGACTTCTTCCCAACCCTCCTCATCGTCCCCAAAGTCACAGACAGCACAATCATCTTTCTCGAATTGTATGCTGCTGCATTCTGGGCATTTCCACGCTGCGAGGGGTTCATTACTCATTGTCACTACCTTCTGCGAGTCCTCCCTTCTTTGCTGAATAGGTTCCTGACGCTGCTCGGCGTCGATTCTTATCTTGCTTTGCTCGATATGCCTCCTCATATTCCTCGTCTGTTACTCCAAGAGCTACTAGCATATTTCCGATGAAGTGGTTCACGTCAACTGCTTCAGATAGAATCCTATCGCGATTGACGAACGGTGCATCAGTAGCCCACGGCTTCCAGAAAAATTCTTCTCTCAACTCTGCGAGTTCTTGAACAGCAGCTGTCTGATTCCAGTCAAGGTAGTCACAGAGCATCTCTTCATCCCACGAGTCATATACATACCCATAGGTATTGCGTTGAAGATCATCGGTGGACTCCAACCACTTCCAATCATCCATGCAGGTATTCCCTCACTCTCGGTCCCATGTAGTTAATGAAGTGATGGCGAGTAAAGTCCCA